TGCTTTGGACGCAGGGGGGTGGCAAAGTGCTGCCCGGTCTGGTAAAACGCCGACAGGCGGAATGTCGCTTTTTGGATTGAGCATGCCACTCGTCAAATACACCTTCAAGCCTGGGGTCAACCGCGAGAACACCCGGTACACCACCGAGGGGGGTTGGTATGAGTGTGACAAAATCCGCTTTCGCCAAGGCAGCCCCGAAAAAATCGGGGGCTGGAATCGTATTTCCGCGGCCACGTACCTGGGCGTATGTCGTTGGCTCTGGAACTGGATTGCCGGGACCAGCGTAAATCTGATGGCGGTGGGCACCAACCTAAAGTTCTATCTTGAACGCGGGGGGGCCTATAGCGACATCACGCCGATTCGCAGAACCGCGACCCTGAACAATCCGTTCGCGCTGACCGCCTCGCCGGTTGTCACGGTGACCGATACCGCGCATGGATGTCTGACCGGCGATTTTGTGACCTTTAGCGGCGCAACGGACATTGGAGGAGGTGGTACCAACGTCACCGCCGCGGTCCTGAATCAGGAGTTTCAGGTCACGGTTGTTTCGGTCAACAGCTACACGATAACGCTATCGGTTACGCCAAACGCCACGGCAATTGCTGGATCTCCTGGGGGTGGCGCATCGGTTTCCGCGGCGTATCAGATCAACACGGGAGCCGCTACTGTTGTTCCTGCAGAGGGCTGGGGTGCGGGAGCCTGGAGTAACGGAACGTGGGGCAATACCTCAGGTACAACTACCATCCGCCTCTGGAGCGCCTATAACTTTGGAGAAGACCTGATCTTCGGTCCTCGGGGCGGAAGCATTTACTACTGGGATGCCACACTGGGCATCAATAGCCGGGGCGTAAACCTGACGGTTTCCGGGGATGCGGACACGCCTGTCGCTCAGAACTACCTCATCGTGTCTGACGTGTCCCGGTTTGTGTTGGCGTTCGGGGCAAATGACTACGGAGGAACCGAGCCGGATCCGATGTTAATCCGCTGGTCGGCGCAGGAAGATCCGTTTACGTGGACCCCCTCGATTACAAATCAGGCGGGCAGGTTGCGGTTGTCTCGCGGCTCAAAGATTTTGTCCGTGGTCCAAGCTCGTCAGGAACTGGTTGTTTTTACAGATTCCTCGCTGTATTCCCTGCAGTACCAAGGACCGCCTTTTGTGTGGGGCGCTCAGCTTTTAGGCGACAACCTGTCTTTGGTTGGCCAAAACGCCACCGCCATTGCTTCGGGCGTTGTGTACTGGATGGGACTGGACAAGTTTTACGCCTATGACGGCCGGGTGCAGACATTGAACTGTGATGTCCGTCGTTTTGTCTTCAACAACTTTAATCTTGAGCAAGCTGCCCAGGTGTTTGCCGGGGTCAATGAAGCGTTTAACGAGGTCTGGTGGTTCTATTGTTCCGCCAATAGCACCACGGTCGATCGGTATGTGATCTACAACTACCTGGAAAACACGTGGTATTACGGCACCATGGCCCGTACTGCTTGGTCCGGGACGGGCTTGCGCCCCACGCCTATTGCGGCAACGTACAGCAATAACTTGGTAGCGCAGGAAGACGGGCTGAACGACAATGAGACCGGGACCCCTGCAGCCATTCATGCGTATATTTCTACGTCTGAATTTGATTTAGGAGACGGCCATCAAAACGGTTACGTGTGGCGGATGTTGCCTGATCTGACGTTTGACGGGTCTTCCTCTTCGCCCACGCCTGAGGTCAAGATGACCCTGTATGGTCTGACAAACTCGGGTTCTGGGGTCACGTCAGAGGCTGAACGCGCTGTTCTTAAAGGGGCAACATATGTCATTACGGAAGAGTTCACCGGGCAGATTTATCCCCGCGTGCGCGGCCGTCAAATGATTATGAAAGTTGAGTCCGATAAGCTGGGCACGCAATGGCAACTGGGCGCTCCGCGCCTGGATATCAGACCGGATGGCAGGCGCTAACGATGACATCGATTGTCACCACCGACTATGGTCTGGATCGTCCTCCCCCGCCCAACTTGCCACTGGCTCCGGGGCAGTATGACTCCCGTTATCACGAGGGGTTTAACAATGTCTTGCGTCTGTACTTCAATCGGCTAGATAATTTTTTAGCAAAGCTCATGGCAAATACTGGCGTTCTTCCCGTAATGGCCGGCGGCACCGGAGCGGATGCTTTTGGCCGCCTGCGGGTGAGCAACCCGTTCACGCTGTTTGACAGCCAAAATCGGTATGGCAAGGACAACCAGTTTGACGAAAGCACTGCTACCGGCGGGACCAGCACGTACCTGAGCAACGAATCGTCGGTTGAATTGGCGGTAACCACGACTTCGGGTTCGGAGGTTGTGCGTCAATCGTACCGTGTGTTCCCGTATCAGCCGGGCAAGAGTCTGTTGGTGTTGTGCACCTTCAAGATGGCAACGGGTGTAGCCAACCTGCGCCAGCGGGCCGGATACTTCAACACTCAGAACGGCGTGTTTTTCCAAAAGACCAGCACGACCAACCAGTTTGTGCTGCGTAGCTACACCGGAGGCACGGCAAGTGATGCTCGGACGGTGAATCAGGCTGATTGGAATGGTGACAAGCTTGATGGCTCGGGTGCGAGCGGTCTAACTCTTGATTCATCCAAGGCACAGATTCTGTTCCTTGACTTTGAGTGGCTCGGGGTTGGGTCGGTACGGTGTGGTTTTGTGATCAACGGTGAGTTCATCGTTTGCCACACGTTCCAGAACGCCAACGACGTGACTAGCGTGTACATGACCACGGCCATCCTGCCGGTGCGGTACGAGATTACGGCCACGAATACGCTAAGTGCAGCGCAGAGCATGAAGCAGATTTGTGCTTCTGTGGCCTCGGAGGGCGGTTATCAGCAGTCGGTTGCTGCGTCTGTTGCCCGTAGAACCACGGCGCTGGGCAGTATCAGCACGACGTTTTTGCCGCTTGTCTCTATCCGGCTGGCGTCGGACAGCTTGGGTGCCGTGGTGCTGCCGCAAGAGTTCCAGATTCTGCCAACGACGGCGGGCGACTACGAGATCATTTTGGTCAAGAACGCTACGCTGACCGGTGCATCGTATGACACCAGCACGTTTGCCCACGTGGACTTTGACATAACCGCTTCGGCCATGACCGGCGGTACCATCGTCCAGCAAGCCTACACCAGCGGCACAAACAAAAGTGGTGCGCCACTGTCAACGCCCTCCGGGTACAACTTTGACCTGCAACTGGGGGTATCGATTGCAGGCACCAGTGATGTTTACACGGTGGGAATCCGTGTGTTAAGCGGCACAGGCAGCGCCATCGGCTCGCTGTCGTTTATTGATTTGACAGACTAAGGAAACAGACATGGCAACGGACAACACAGGGATCATGGCGCTGCCTGAGGCGGATCAAGCAGCGATGCCCGCTTTGTCAATTGACGACTCTTACGACGCTGTCAAATCGGCGCTTCGAGAGGCACAGCCTCAGGTGGCATCCGAGATGGATGCTGTCATGCAGGAGCTGATTGCTGATGTTGAGGACATGTCCGATGAGGAACTGGACTCGATGATCAATATCGTGGAACAGATGCACGATACCCCGGATCAATATCCGCAGCTCCGCGCACAACTGATTGCGGATGGGCAGGCAGACGAGGAGGATCTCCCGCCTGAGTACGACCCGGAGTTCCTGGCAATTGCGCTGTCTGTGCTTATGGAAGCCAAGCGCAGCCGTGCTCCTGCAATGGAAGGCCCACAAGGCTTTGCCCGAGGCGGGATTGCGGATGCAGCACGCATCATGGCCGGGAAGGGCCGGTATGGCGACACCATGCTGGCCCACATCACTCCGCGCGAGGCGCGAATGCTGCGCCGCAAAGGCGGTTCGGGGACCATCAACCCGAACACGGGGCTGCCTGAATTTTTCCTGAAGAAACTGTTCAAGAAAATTGGTAAGGCCATCAAAAAGGTTTTGCAAAACCCGATCGGCAAGATCATTGGAACAATTGCACTCGCTTCGTTCCTTGGTCCAATTGTCGGAACAGCATTTGCAACTCCACTCGCTTCTGCCGGCACCACGCTCATGGCGGGCGGGGATCTTAAAGACGCCTTCAAATCTGCCGCGTTTTCCTACATTGCTGCTCCTGGCAACCCGATTTCTGACTACGTCAGCGGAGCTGTTGGCGGAGCGACCAGCCTAACTGGCTCCGCGCTCCAAGCAGCAACGTCCGGCCTCGTGGGCACGGGCGTGGGCCTGTTGAGCGGCCAGAAGTTTGGCGATGCTGTGAAGTCCGGCTTCATGTCGGCCGCCCTGACCGCGGGCACAAAAGCATTTGGCGGAGCCCCCGCAGCCACGCAAGAACCTGCGCCAGTTGCAGACATGGGCCCCATGGCTGCTTCTGAAGCGGCCGGCCCTAGCATTGGTCAAGCCGTTGCTCCTGTGCCGGGCCTGGAAGAAGGAGCTATTTCTGGCGGATTTAAGCCTTACACCCCAGGCGAAGCGGCCGCGGCCGGCCCGCAAGGACCAGTGCCCACGGGTGTCCAACCGCGAACCGCGGCCCCCGGAGCAACCACCATTCCTGGCCAGCCCACGCCCCCGACGGTTGCTGCCCCGAAAGTGCCCACGATCGGCGAGTCGCTGTCCAAGATTGGAGAAGGTCTTGGCATGGGTCAAGGCCCGGCAAGCTTCTCTACGCTCAAGGAAGGCATTGGCAATCTGTTCTCTCCAAGCCTGTCTAACGAGCAACTTCGGGCGACGCCTGAGTATGCAGACGCGATTAGCAAAGGCAAAACCATGGCGGAGGCCATGCAGCAGGCGGCCAAGTCTTACGACCCTGGGATGCTGCGTTCGTACGGCCCGGCTGCCGTTGCGGGGATCGCGGGCCTTGGTTTGATGGGCGGCTTCAAGGTACGGCCGGTAGAGATGTCCCCCGAAGGCAAAGAGATGCGCGAGCGCATGGAGCGTGAGCGCAAAGAATACGAAGCCAGTCCTGGCATGTACACGCCGAAAGGCTTGGAGCGGTTTGGGGCGGTGTACAAC